GACATCCCAGTGCGAGCGTTGAAAGGATCTTAAATCAAGAGATTGATTTTGATGGAGAGTTTGCTGTATGTGCTAATGGTGCTCAGTATCGAAAAGACGTACATGGTTTCCTTCCCGAAATGATGCAGAAGATTTACGATGAACGAACGATATATAAAAAGAGAATGCTTATTGCTAAACAGGAAGATGAAAAAAGACCAACCCAAAAACTCAAAAGAGACATCTCAAAGTTCAACAACATCCAAATGGCAAGAAAGATTCAACTTAACTCTGCCTACGGTGCTATCGGTAACCAATACTTCAGATACTACAATCTTACGAACGCTGAAGCGATCACACTCTCAGGACAAGTCTCAATCAGATGGATAGAGAACAAAATGAATGCGTTCTTAAATAAGACGCTAAAAACAAAGGAGACCGACTATGTTATTGCTGCTGATACCGATTCCATTTATCTTAATCTTGGTCCTTTGGTCGAAGGTGTATACAAGGGGAGAAAGAAAACTGATCAAAGCGTTGTCACGTTCCTTGATAAGATCTGTAAGATGGAACTCGAACCTTTTATTTCGCGTTCTTACGAAGAACTGGCAGGGTACGTCAACGCATACGAGCAGAAGATGATAATGAAGCGAGAGAATATCGCTTCATCAGGTATATGGACAGCAAAGAAAAGATATATTCTAAACGTATGGGATAGTGAAGGTGTAAGATATGATGAACCTAAACTAAAGATCATGGGTCTAGAGGCAGTTAAGTCATCTACACCTATGGCATGTCGTAATGCTATTCGTGAATGTCTTGAGGTTATCGTCAACAAAGATGAGAAAGAAGCACAAGCATTTATCAGAGACTTCAAGAAGAAGTTCTCTTCATTACCTGTTGAAGATATCTCATTCCCTCGTGGGTGCAATGGGATAAATAAGTGGGCGAACCCGACAACAATCTATAGTAAAGGTACACCAATACATGTTAGAGGTGCATTACTATACAACTTCTATAACAAGAAACACAAACTAACACACAAGTATCCTCTTATACAGGATGGTGAAAAGGTTAAGTTTGTTTACCTCAAGACACCAAACAAGATGAGTGAGAATGTAATGAGTTATCTTAATACATTCCCTAAAGAGTTTGAGCTTGACAAACATGTGGATTATGATATACAATTTACAAAGAGTTTTCTTGATCCAGTAAAAGTTATACTAGACACTATCGGGTGGCAATCAGAAAAAGTAGCATCATTGGAGTTTCTATTTACATGAAGTATGTTGTTGAGTATCAAAGGGCATTTGGGAAACCAGATAAGAGAGAAAAAATATTTGACGATGAGTCAGATGCAAAATGGTTTGAACGTGCTATGAAACGTACTAACTTTATAACTAAACTTACGGAGGTAAATGAGTGAACTTTTTAAAGGATGTTGCAAGTGAAATCGGCAATGAGTATGCTAGTCTTGTATCCGACGGTATTTCAGCAGGAGATACTAGCGGTTACATTGACACTGGTAGTTATATCTTTAATGCTCTCTGCTCTGGAAGCATCTATGGGGGTGTACCAGGGAATAAGATCACTGCTATCGCAGGTGAGTCTAGCACTGGTAAAACTTTCTTTTGCCTTGGCATTGTTCAACATTTTCTTGAGTCTAACCCAGAAGCAGGGGTAATATATTTTGAGTCTGAGTCTGCTATATCAAAGCAGATGATAGAAGATAGAGGTATAGATTCTAATCGTATGATGATTGTACCTGTAACTACAGTACAAGAGTTTCGTCTACAATCAATCAAGATCTTAGATAAGTATATGTCTATGAAAGATCAAAAACCTATGATGTTTGTTCTTGATTCATTGGGTATGCTATCAACTAGTAAAGAAGTAGAAGACTCTGAAGCAGGTAAAGAGACTCGTGACATGACTAGAGCTCAAGTTGTGAAGTCTATATTCAGAGTATTAACATTAAAACTAGGTAAAGCAGATGTACCTTTACTTGTTACTAACCATACATATGATGTAGTGGGTGCCTATATTCCTACAAAAGAAATGGGTGGAGGCAGTGGATTAAAATATGCAGCATCAAGTATCATTTACCTTTCTAAGAAGAAAGAGAAGGATGGGAAAGACGTAGTTGGTAACATTATTAAATGTAAGAATGCGAAATCAAGATTAACAAAGGAGAACAGTACAGTTGAAACTAGATTATTCTATGATCGCGGACTTGACCGTTACTACGGACTATTGGAGTTGGGTGAGAAATATGGAGTTTTTGAACGTAAAGGAAACCGTATTGTTGTTGGGGAGTCTAGCGTGTACCCTTCTGCTATTCTCAAGGATCCTGACAAATACTTCACAGGAGAAATAATGAAGAAACTCGATGAGGCAGCAGCAAAAGAGTTTAGATATGGCCACTAACTTAGTAGATTATGTTAAAACGTATGATGCAATGGTGCCTGATGATTTTTGTCAGGGGATACTTGAAGCGTATGGAAAGTCCGACCTCCAGTATATTGATAGAGAGTTCAGACCTACATTCACGCAACTAAATCTAACACAGAGATTACAACTTAAAGATCCTCTATGGGTAGAGACTCATAAGAAACTTGAACAATATTTTGTAGATGCAGTAGAGTTATACATGGACGATCTACAGTTAGGTCCTGACTTTCCTGCAAAGTATTGCTTTGAAGAGTTTCGTTTGAAGTGGTATAAACCAAATAACTATGATCAGTTCAAAGAGCATGTAGACATCTATGATTATAATAGTGCTCGTAGATTTCTGGTAGTATTTTTATATTTGAATGATGTTGACCAAGGAGGAGAAACATCTTTTTCAAATTTACAGTTGTCAATAACACCTAAACGTGGTAGAATATTAATATTCCCTCCTACTTGGATGTTTAGACACGCAGGATTACCTCCTGTATCTGGTGACAAGTATATTCTGGGAACCTATTTACATTACCTATGAATCTGGAACTCACGATTTTATCTAATCTCGTTTATAATGAGAAATATGCTCGTAAAGTTCTACCATTCTTAAAGGCAGAATACTTTACTGACAAATCTTATAAGATTATCTTTCTAGAGATCCATGAGTATGTTAGTCAGTATGATGCTTTACCATCTCTCAATGCATTAAGTATTGAATGTCAAGAAAGAGTTGATCTATCTGACGAGCAGTTTCAAAACATACTGGAGATTTTAAATGAGCTTTCCAATGATACCGCAGACTACGATTGGATCGTTGATACTACGGAAAAGTGGTGCCAAGAGCGTGCGATCTACCTATCTCTTATGGAGAGTGTCAAGATTGCTGACGGTCAAGATACCAAACGTGACAAAGGTGCTATCCCTACGATATTATCTGAGGCACTTGGTGTATCGTTTGATCAAAGTGTAGGTCATGATTACCTAGATAATTCAAGCGAAAGATTTGATTTCTATAATCGTAAAGAAGATAAGATACCATTTGATCTTGACTTCTTTAATAAGATTACTAAGGGTGGTCTACCTAACAAAACACTCAATGTTGCCTTAGCAGGTACAGGTGTTGGTAAATCATTATTCATGTGTCATGTTGCAGCATCTGTTCTACTACAAGGTAGAAATGTTTTATACATTACTCTTGAAATGGCAGAAGAAAAGATTGCTGAACGTATTGATGCTAACCTTTTGAATATTCCTATTCAGAAGTTATCTGATCTACCTAAGTCAATGTTCCAAAAGAAGATTGCATCATTAGGTAAGAAGACACAAGGTAAGTTAATCATCAAAGAATATCCTACTGCATCAGCTCATGTTGGACATTTCAAATCTTTGATAGGTGATCTAGCACTAAAGAGAAGTATCAAACCTGATATAATCTTTATTGATTATCTAAATATCTGTGCCTCTCAGAGGTACAAAGGATCTATAGTAAACTCGTATACCTATGTTAAAGCGATTGCTGAAGAACTCCGTGGTCTTGCAGTGGAGACTAATGTACCTATCGTCTCCGCCACTCAGACGACTCGTTCTGGTTTTGGTAGTAGTGATGTTGACCTTACTGATACGTCAGAATCCTTTGGTCTCCCTGCCACTGCTGATCTTATGTTTGCTCTTATTAGTACGGAGGAACTTGAGGAGATGAATCAGATCATGGTTAAACAGTTGAAGAACCGTTATCATGACCCAACCTTAAATAAAAGATTCTGTGTAGGTATTGACAGAGCAAAGATGAGGTTGTATGATGTTGAGGAGTCTGCTCAAACAGACATTGTTGACTCTGGTCAAGTAGAACTTGACATTGCAGCAAAGTTTACTGCTAAGAAAAATTTCCAAGAACTTAAATATGATTGATTTTAACAAGTATACAAAGTTTGTTAACGCTGTAACATCAGAAGAAAGTAAGTACGGTGGTCATTTCCAAGATCGTCTAAGAGACTTATACTCTAAAGACTTTCAAACTCATAGAGTATTAACTGCTGCACTAGGACTATCTGCTGAGTCAGGTGAGTTCACAGAGATAGTAAAAAAGATTCTCTTTCAAGGTAAACCAGTTACCCAAGAAAATCTATTTCATATGAAACGTGAACTAGGTGATATCATGTGGTATTTTATACAGGCATGTATAGCACTAGATGTATCTCCAGAAGAGATCATCGAAATGAATGTAGATAAGTTGAAAGATAGATATCCAGATGGAGAGTTTGATGTACACTATTCTGAAAACCGTAAACAAGGAGACTTATGATTGGTAAACTAGATCCAGAAGAAAATGTATTGAGTGTAGATGACACAATGCAACTAACACCAGAAATGATTGACAGAATCAACGAGCTCATGGCACACAAAAAGAAAGATGGAACTGTCAACTGGAAGAAAGATGAAGAGTATGAAGTTTGTATAGCAGGTACATTTGCTGCTGATAGATTTATTGTTATCCATAACAGATCAAAGAAACCTTGGGTTCCTGCTAATCCTCATCCTGACTTTGACTATGAGTCAAAGACATTTAGAAAGAGTAAAGGTATCCCTGCACCCGAAGATATAGCATGAAGTATCATCTTTACGACGACCAAGAAAGACATCAGGGTAGGTTCGATTCTATCGAACAACTGAGAAACTTTTTGTGTGATCGCAAATATGATATCCAATGTGACAAAGATATAGGTTGTACCTTTGACTATATAAAACATATCAAGTGGTACTTTGAAATAGAAGAATAATGCCAAAGAAAAAGAAAGAACGTGAATATGCAAAAGACCGAATGGAATACTTTAGAGAGTTCCATAGAGTCATCGCTCCAGTTGTAGTTTTAAAGAAGGAGGATGATGGATAAAAAAATAAAAGATTTTATAGAAAGATGGAAGAAGAGGTTAAGATTTCCTAAAATGCCTCCTCCAACTTGCCCTGCGTAATATTATATGCTATAATAATAGCATGAAAGAATTTGATTATGACCTCGATTATAAGTCTCTTGACTTTACAGACGAGGAAACTCGTAAACTTTATCGTATTGGAAGGGGAGAGCAAGGAGTTTTATTGGTTCGCCCTTATACTAACGATATCTGTGCTCATTGGAGATTTAAGACTCCAAAGATTGCAATGATGTCTGCCCATACTATCTTCGATATGTATCTTGATTACCTAGAGGAGAAAGACTTTATAGGTATGGATATGTGTCGTAAGTTTTTAGAAATGGGATTTACTAGATCAAGGAGATATGCCAATCATAGAGACGGTAAAAAGTATGATAAAGAAGGAAATGTAATACCCCAAGAAGAAGATCATGCTACTTGTCATTTTGCTAAGTCTGCTAAAATATTTAAGAGTGTTCGTGACATGGTTGCAAAAAATGAAATATATGTTAAAATGAGAAAAGACTGGCGAGCATCCGAATGAATATCTTTGTAACAGATCCATCACCAACTACATCCGCTAGACATCTACCTGACAAACACGTTGTCAAGATGCCTCTAGAAACTTGTCAAATGCTATCTATAGTATGCTCTGACAAGTGGGGTCACAATTATGGTGATCTACATCGTCTTGATGGTCAAGCATACAAGACAGACAAGGGTGCATTCCGTAATCATCCTTGCACTATATGGGCAAACTCTTGCCTAGAAAATACATGGTGGTTACTTGCACATGGTCTTGCTCTTTGCAACGAGTACGAGCATCGCTATGGCAAGTCACACAGTTGTGAGAAGACATTGATAGAAGCAACAACTATCATACCTTCTGCACCTAGTCCATACTTACCATCATCATTTACATTTGCAGGTCCTGACGAGTTCAAGTACGATACAAGTATTGACATCTTCACTGCATACAAACGTTATGTTGCATCTAAACCTTGGGTTGCTACCAACTATCTACGTGACCCATCTCGCAAACCAGATTGGATAAATTAATGGGAACAGAAATGTTAGCTATAAGAGATCTATTGCTGTCTTGTCCACCTGTCTATACATTGCCAGGTACTTGGACTAAATGCAATGCAATCATACCACATTATAATGCAAATCCAAACATCACTTTTGCTATTTCATTTATAGTAATTTTAGTATTGTTAGCAGGATTTGGAGTGTATAAAGCATTCTTTGCAAACGAAGGATTAGCAGATCCTTGGGATGATCATGACGACTAATGTATCATAATAATTTTTTTACCGATGAACAGTGGGAATGTATTAGAGTGTGTGTAGCAAACGCACCGATACCCTATGATATTTCTAAGAAGAAGATTCCTGTTGAGATCCTAGACAAGATAGGACAACCAACACCTCGCAAGGGTGAACCATTAGAAATCCCTTACTACGACCTAACACCATATGGAATTAACAACTGAAATTATTGAGAAGATTCAAGAAGCAATGCGACATACTAAGATGAATGGTGATGTCAATTGGGAAGATGGTGACGAGATTGATGTTTGTCTTGCAGGAACTTGGGCAGCAGATAAGTTTATTGTTATTCATAA